GATCCCATCCTCGCGCGGGATCACCCGCGCATAATCGGGATAGGTCCCGTCGATCACCTTGGTCGCCAGTTGCAGCGCCAGCCCGGCATGCACGCCCTCCATCAGCACGCGCGGCGCGCCGCGCCTGTCCGGCGCGGTGCTGTCCTCTTGATTGCGGGGCGGCACCGCGCCGATCGTCAGCGCGACGCCATCGCACGATCCTTTCAGCAGCTCCACGGCCAGATTGATCGCCTTCCTCGGCAGGATCACATCTGCCGCCGCGCCGGTGGCGTCGGGCAGCACCAGATCGGCATAGATCAGCTTGTGACCGTCCGTCGCGGCGGCGCGCCATGTCCAGTCGCCAGTGCGATGCAGAAACACGCCATTCAGATAATAGCGCGTCTCTTCGGTCGAGATCGCAGGCTTCAGACGCTCGATCAGCGCGAGATGTGCCGGCGACAGCGTCGCCTTCAGCCATGACTCTGTCGGCGTGATCGTGTCGGTGGGGAAATCGGCCACGTCGCAGGCAGACTCCTGCGCCAGCGCCATGGCCCCGGCGGCGAAGGTCATCCCGGTGTCGCTCTGCTCGATATCGACCATGTCACCGCCTGCCGCACCGATGGCCTGCCCGACGAAGCGGAAATCCTCGATCAGGAAAGCGCTTTCGCGCTTCGGCGTTGCCCCCCCCCATGGCACATGCACCTGCATCACCATGTCCAGATCGCTCGCCTCCAGCGTCAACGCGCCATTGGCAGTCGCCTTCACCGCGCTCATGATCGGGATGGTGGCGCGCTTTTCCGCGCACCGCCCCAGGACGATCAACGCGCGCCGAATATCGCGCTGCTTCACCTGCATCATGTTGCTCACGCCGCCGCCTCCACATCGCCCAGCAGGCTGAACAGATCACCCGTCGCCATGCCTGCATCCTGCTCGCGCAACAGCTTCACGCCGTCCGCGAAATAATCGGGATTGAGTTCGCTGGCGCACCCGCACCGCCCCGCCTTCACCGCCCGCAGCGGCACCGTCATCAGTCCGCCGAACGGATCGAACACTTGTTCTCCCGCCATCGACCAGGCCGCTATCGCCCGATCGACGATATCGAACGGCAGCGGACACAGATGCTGCTCGCGGCCCTTGGCCGACTGCATCGTGTTCGCGCCCAGCATCCGCGCGACATCGGTCCAGACCTCCGGATGCCACGACTGCACCGGCGTCAGCGCAAAATCGGTGGGCAGGCTCCATCGCGCCTCCAACCCCTCCATCAGCGCGACATGCCCCTCATGATTGTAGACCGTGGCCCAGCTCCACGCGCGCACGCGCTGATAGACCGCGTCCCAGGGCAGGCCCGCCAGGTCCTCCGGCAGCAACGTCCGGTTGCCGTCCGACCGCCAGTACCCCGCCGCGTCGGTCTGCCACCGCGCCCGCGAATAGCCCGTGCCGGGAACCGGCCGCGCGCGGCGCGCCTGCACCGCCGGGCCATCCCACGCCAGCGGCTCCAGCACATTCTCGCGCGGCTCGCCTTCATCCTCCTGATCGACCATCTCGACCAGCGGCTTCCCCTTCGCCACCGGCACATCGGCATAACCGTTCGACCGATCGGTCGGCGGCTTGCGAAACAGCAGCAGATATTCCGGCAAGCCGACGCCCATGCCGGACGCATCCTTGCACTGCTCGGTCCACCCCAGCCGGTACGTGCCGGCATTCTCACGCACCACGTCGGTGACGATCGTCACCATCCCCAGATAGGCGAAGCCGTGCCGGCGATAATGCTCGATGCAGCGCGCATGAAACGGCTCGATCGTGCGAAAGCCCAGACCCGTCATCCCGCTCGGGACGACGCGATCCTTGACATGCACCGCCAGCCGCCGCCCCGGCTGCAACACCCGCAGCAATTCCGGCGACAGATAGTCCATCTGCGCGAAGAAATGGTCGGCATCGTCGGTATGGCCGAAATCATTATAGGACGGCGAATATTCATACTGCGTCCCGAAGGGCACGCTCGTCACGATCAACCCGACGCTGTCGCTCGCCATCCGCGCCGTCTGCAACACCGTGTCGCCCTGCCACACCGTCCAGCCCGGCCCCTCGACCGCCGGCGCGGCGGCGTCGGTCACCGTGCGCGCCAGCACGTCGCGCGCGCCCGTCAGCCCCAGCCCGAACCGGCGGATGATCTCGCTCATCCGCGCGCAGGTGATCTTGTACTTCGCCCACTTCTCTTCCAGAATCCGGCGCACCGCCCGCTCGGCCTCGCTGTAGATCAGGTCGATGCGCACCTGCTGCTTTTGCAGGAAGCGCTGGATGCGGTGGATCGCCTGGATGAAGTCGTTGAACTTGAAGCCGATCCCCAGAAAAATCGCCCAGTGGCAATGCCGCTGGAAATTGCACCCGCTGCCCGCCAGCACCGGCTTGGCCGCCAGCTCCTGCGCCTCGCCATCGGAAAAGGCGATGATGCGCCGCTCCCGCTCGTCCAGCGGCAGCGCGCCATAGATCGACGCGACGGATGGGATCGCCGCCTCGATCGCCTCGCGCTCGCGCTCCAGATCATGCCACAGGATGCGGTGCGCATCCGGCTCCTCCGCCCGCAATTCCATCATCTTGGCGATCCGCGCGTCCAGGCTCTCGCGCTTCTCGCGCGAGGCGTCCACCAGGCCGATCGCCTCCTTCTTCAGCAGCAGCCCCTGGCCCGCCTTGTCCGCGCCCGCCGCACCGTGATCCGACGCCACCTCGTGCCAGCGCACGTCCAGCTCGGGCAGTTCATAGCCCTCGTCGGAATAGCCCAGATCGCTCGGCCGCTGCACGAACGCCGCCCAGCTGTTCACCCACAGCCAAAACTCCTCCTCCTTGTGCGGGTGGATCGTCAGCTCGTCGGCCTTCTCGCTGTTGCGCTTGAAAAACCGCGTCTTGGCCTGGCCGACGTCCATGATCTCCAGGAACGCGGCATAGGCCAGCAGCTCGATATAGTCATTGGGAGACGGCGTCGCGGTCGCGACGAACTTGTACTGCACCCCGTCGAACAGTCGCATGAATTCCCGGAACGTCTTGGTCCCGCCGAAGCCGCGCAGGCACGACGCCTCGTCCAGCGACGCCGCGTTGAACATCGACAGGTCGATCTTCCCCTCGCGCACGCTCTCGTAATTGGTCAGATACAAATTCCCCTCCCCTTCAGGGGAGGGGTTAGGGGTGGGGGCTGTCCGCAGCACTTCGCGCGCCGCAATCTCGCCGGTGGACCGGACGAACACCGGCTCCATCCCCAGCAACGCCGCGTCCCGCTTGAACTCGATCAGCACGGTGAGCGGCACCACGATCAGCTGGCGGCCACCCAATTGCCGCCCCAGCTGCCGCATGATCTCCAGCTGCATCAGGCTCTTGCCCAGCCCGAACGCGGCGAAGATCGCGCGCCGCCCACCCTCGACCGCCCAGCGCGCCAGCGCGCCCTGATGACCGCGCAGCGCGCCATGCACGTCGTTCGCGGCGACAGGCACGCCCAGCGGCGGCAGGCTGATGATCTTCGCCCGGATGAAATCCAGATAGTTGATCCCGGCGTCCGCCGGCCCGATCGGCGCGGCCGTGCTGGCCTTGAGCGCTGGCGCGTGCCTCATGCCGCCAGCCTTTCAATCTCGCGCAGCGCCAGCCGTACCGGCCGCGCGCTGTAGACGCCCAGCGTCCGCGCCAGCGCGCTCGCATTGGCCGCCGCGCCTTCGGCCAGCAGCCCGCGCACCAGTGGCACGACATCGCCGCGCATCGCCGCCGCCGCGCCGGTGCGCCGGTCCTGCGGCATCGACGCGCCCGCCGCCCGCCTCGCATTTTGCCGGAATGCGCCCGCCGTCGCGTCGATCGGCGCGCCGGTGCGCTCGACGATGTAATTGAAATTCTCCTGGCCCATGCCCTGCTCGCGCCGCTGCACGAACAGCCGGACCTTGCCCGCCGCCGCCAGATCGCGCAGCCGCTCGGCCAGCTTCGATCCGGCGGGCAGAAACGTCGCCCGCGCATAGACCAGCCGCTCGCCCGCCTTCGCGCTGGCCAGCCAGCCGGTGACCACGCTATCCCGCACGATCATGCCGCCGCACCCATCACATCGCGCAGCGCGCCCAGGGTCCGCCGGCTCTCTAGTAGCCCCAGCCCCGCATTGATCGCCTCGCGCGCCGCGCGGCCAGTGGAAACGTCCAGATACAGGCTGACGCCGCCCGCCAGCACCAGCACGAAGCCGTCCGGGCAGCGCCCGTCCGCCACCGCATGCGCCAGCGCGCCCGCCGGCAGCGGCCCGCCGATCACACCGATCGAGGGCAGAGCCGCCGCCCCACCGTCCACTGAAGCCGCCGCCCCTGCATGCGCAGGGGTTGGTTCGCACGCGCGGGGCGACGACTTCCCGTCCGCTTCGGCCAAAGGGGGGGACACCTCGGCGGACGGTTTCTCGAAATGATAGGGCACGCGCCGCTCGAACAGTTCGGGATGCACGAAGCCCCCCGTCACCGCCGACAGCTGAAAGGCGAAATCCTCATGCGGGATGATGTCGCCCGCCAGGATCCGCTCGATCGTCGTGGCGTTGGCGAAAGGATGCGACGCCGCCACAGGGCGCTCCGCCTCCTCCGGATACCGCGCCAGCCAGCGCGCCAGCGCCCAGGCCCCGTCATTGACGCTCGCCAGTTCGCAGCAGCCCAGATGCTTCATCTGGCACGCGCCGATCAGCTCGTCGGCATTGTGCGGCGCACGCGGCAGGCCGGCGGCCTGCAACGCGCGAAGCGAAAACGGCCGAACGCCCGACATCTCCTTGCGGCTCAAATCCTGCATCATGCCCGATCTCCCTTGATTTTCATGAGCAATTTGCGGCGCAGCTGCGCCGACACCCGGTCGTGATCGTCCAGCGCCGCCAGCGCGATCCGCGCCTCCGCCTCCGTCACATCCTCGCCGCCGGGGCCGTTGGGGCAGACCGCGTCCGCCACCGCGCGAGCGACATCGCCGAACTCCGCGCCAAGTTCGGCCACCGTCCGCATCATGCCGTCTGCATCGTCGCCGCCATCCTGCGGGATCGGCACGAACAGCCCGCCGCGCTGGCGGCACAGCCATCCCGTCACATGCGGCCAGCCCGGCAGGCTCACCGTCCGCGCCTCCAGCGCGTCGATCAGGTCGAGCGGGGGAAATTCATCGACATTGGGCAGGCCCATGTCGCTGATCTTCTGCTGCCGCAGCCCGAACGCCGTCGATGCGGCGTCCTGGCCGCCGAACGCCTTGACCAGCGCCTTGAACGCCGCCTTGGCGTCCTGCTGTTCGGGCGGCAGGGCTGTGGTCCGGCTCATGCGTCCAGCCCTCCACCGGGGGCGCTTGCCGCGCCCCCGGCTTCGGCTATCGTGGCAGGATCGCAACCACCACGAGAAGGATTGTCATGACGCACCGCTTTTTCGCGCCTTTCGGCACCGACGCCATGAACTTTGGAACCATCATCGATGATGATGGGCAACGCTTCGTCGGCGTCAATTTTCGGGATGAACAGGGTGACGAAGTCACAGTCACCATGCCCATCCCCCTTTTCAGACTGTTTGCCGATCAGGCGCAGAAAATGGCCGCACTCGCTGAGACGCGAGACCACTGGCGCGACCATGCGCGCTAGGCGCACGGGCAGGCTGTTGCGCTCCACCGACAGGGAGATGGCGACCTGCATCACGCCGCCTCGCTTTGCTGCGCTGCGGTAAGCGCGTCGCTTTTACCGGATGACGCGCCGGCGTCAGCGGCGGTATCGGGGGAGGCATGAACAGCAGCCCGCGCCAGCCTCACTTCCTCGCACAGCCCGGCAGCGTCGATGCGCCCGCCCGACAGCTCCTCGATCGCGAGCGCGACGCGAAGGGATGCGACCTCCGTGCGCTCCAGTTCGCTGGCGAGGCCCTTACTTTTGAAGCCCAGCCTCTCGGCGAACTTTTCCAGCGTCAGCCCCATTTCATTGCGGAGCGCCCTGATGGTCATTTGTTCTGACATGCCGAACAGTTCGCACATTCTAAACTTTCGTGCAAGCGCAATTGTTCAGAATGTGCGGGCCGACATTCCCGTGCGAAGTTCGTACAATGCGAACATGGCACGACGCGGCGTCCCCAAAGGTCCGGTGATCTGGTTTTTGCGCGACTGGATGCGCGTGATGAACGTCGAGTCTCAGGTCATGCTTCAGGAGCTGACCGGATGGTCCAAGGCCAAGGCCAGCATGCTCGTCAACGACAAGCAGGACTTCAATTCGGAAGTCCTGACGGAGGCCGCCCACGCGCTGAACGTGAAGCCGTATGAACTATTGATGCCACCCGAAGACGCCATGGCGCTGCGCGATTTTCGCCGCAGCGCTCGGGTCATTTCGGATCGCCAGTCCCCCTTCTTTGCGGAAGACGAGAACGGACCCGGTCGCCGTAGCGCGTGATGGACCGATCAGTGCTGCGCCATCGCCACTTCGATTGCGTCGCGAAGCCGGTCGATTTCGGAGCGATCCTGCGTCATGAACGCCTGCACTTCGCCGCTTGACGTCATGAGGTAGAGTTCAAATGTCCGCCGCGACTTGCGACGATTGAATGATCGATAGAACAGTGCACCAAATATTGCGACAAGGATGAAGAGAAAAATCTGTCCATCTCCGGCTCCACCCGCCTCGTCTTTCACGAAGAAAGACGCGATCATGCCGGGCAGAAACAACAGCAGAATTATCCCGTAAATAATCCACGCCCAGCTGCCGGCCGTTTTCTTGGCTCGAATTTCGACCGAATTGATCTTGTTGATGGCAAAGGACTTCGATCCGGAGCGGACGAAATTCGTATCTACCTGGACCTGATTATCGCTGTAAAGCATGCCATCCCCCTGTCGCACCTGACGCTATCGGCGCTCAATGGAAGGAGCAAGCGCAATCCTCGTCTTCGCCATCCTCGCCGCCATGACGGTTTCCGCCAGCCAGGTCGTCGTGATTGACGGCGACACGCTGCGCGTTGGTCGCGAGCATTTTCGACTGCTGGGCATAGACGCGCCGGAAATCCACGCCTGCCCACGCCGGCGGCGCTGCGCGCCCGGCGATGGCCAGGCATCCCGCCGCAGCCTGCAAGATTTGATCGCGGGCCGCGTCACTATTCGGCGCGGCGGGAGAGATCGCTACGGCCGCACCCTTGCTCACGTCTATGCGAGCGGCCAGAACGTCGCCTGCACTCAAATCGCGAGACGGCAGGCCATCTATCGCGCCGACTGGGATGACGGCCGCCGTCTGGCGCAGGAATGCCCCGCCGCCCGGTCACGCAGACGCCTAGCCATTGCAGGCGCAGCCCGCGCCTTTGCGGCACGGCTTCTCGCGCGCGATGCAGCTGTCGCCGCACGCCTTTCCGGCGCGACACACTTTGCAGCATCCGGCGGCCGATGCGCACGGCGTAAAGGATGAAGGCGCAGCCGCCAGAAGGACAGCGCCCACCATCACGGTCAGCTTCACAGCGTTCATATATACTCTCCCCCCACTTCCCCTTCCCGAAGATTATCGGTCGATCTCGGCCGAGTCGAGATCGCAAATAGCCGCTTTCCTACAGACCCGCAGGTCTGTCATATCCGAACGCGAGTCGCGCGGCGCATGACAGACTGTTCGTAATGTGAGAACTTTTTCCTTGCGATGAAGTTCAAAATGTGCGAACAGCCTCCCGTCACCAACGGGAGGCAGTCATGGCCACGAAACCGCATTTCGCTTCACCCCCGCTCGTCACCGATATCCTGTTCATCGCCCATGGCGGGCGACGGGATGATGGCATCGCGATCGAATTTCTCGACGCGGACGGCGCGTCGCTCGCCAGCGGCAAGACCGACGCCACCGCGCTGGAGGCGCTGGCCCACCGCGCCATCGGCGTCGCCACCGCCGCCCGCGTCTTTGACCCCGCCGTCAGCCCGCGCAGCGCCTGCCCCCGCGCCAGCGCCTCGCTCCACGCCGACCGCAAGCCGCGCAGCGTGATCGGCGACGTGCGCGGCCGAACGCCCCGCGGCGAGGTGCTGCACTGGCCGGCGGAGGAATTCGCGGTGATCGGCGTCCAGATGGCCGACGCCTTCGCCGGCCGCCCCCGCCGCACCCCCGCCTCCATCCTGCGCGCCCAGGCCGCCGAAGATCGCGCCGCCGCGCTGACGGCCGAACGCCACGCCAAAATCTACATGCTGGTCGCCCTCGCCGCCCTGCTGCTCTCCTGCGGCCTCGTCAGCTGGGCGATCTGGTCATGAGCGCGGTCGAGGATGCCATCCCGATCCAGTGCTGCTGCGCTGACTGCACGCGCAGTTATGACGCGGCGCACCGGATGCTCCACGATCTGCTGTGCGGCCCGACGCCCCTGAACGCGGCCTACGCCCACGCCGGAACGGTGCGCGCGCTGGCGGATATGCTCGCCTGCAACACCCGGCCGGGTCGCGAAGATCAGATCGAGGCCGACACCATCGACCTGTTCCGCCGCCGCTACCGCGCCTCGCTCGAAATGAGCGTCCAGATGGACGCCGCGCAAGCCGGGAGGGCAAACTGATGCCGGTCCCGCTCACCGACGATCAGATCGTCAAAGCCATCCTCGATACCGTCGAGAACTTCATCGACACCAGCCCGCTGGCCGACGCCAACCCCTCGTTAACGGACCTGTTCGACCGCTTCCGCCAGGCGCGGCGCGAGACCCTGCATCAGCGCCGGATCGTCGGCGCGCGGGAGCAATCGCTGCTGGCGGCCCGCCAGACGCTCACGCGCATCGTCGCGGCCGAAAACGCGGTCTGGGAGAAGATCAGCCGCATGATCGATCGCGAATGCGAGATCGAAGACGAACCCACCCCTTCCACCACAGGAGAGCCAGAATGACCGTCACTCTGAACGATGCCGCGCGCGAAGCCGTCGCCCGATGGACCGACCCTGCCCGCCGCCCACTTTTCAAGGGGATGCTGATCGACAAGGGCGATGTCGATGGCGCAGCGCCGGGCGAACCGGGCGGCCCGTGCATGTGCGCGCAGGGCGATGTCCTGTTCCACAACGGCTTCACCCCCGACGATCTGCGCGCCATGCAGCAATCGCGCGCGGACGAGGAAACTGCCCGGCTGCTCGGCATCAGCATCAGCCACGCGATCCTGCTGCGCCAGGTCAATGACGGCGAAGATGGTTGTCCGCAGGACGTGCTGACGCACCCCGAAAAGGTCCTCGGCCCGAATGCGCGCGGCATTCTCGCCTTCTGGCTCCACATCGATCGCATGACGGCCGACCAGTGGCGGGCCGCCAGGGCCGCCTGGGACGCCAGGGACGCCAGGGACGCCAGGGCCGCCTGGGACGCCAGGGACGCCAGGGACGCCAGGGCCGCCTGGGACGCCAGGGACGCCAGGGCCGCCAGGGCCGCCTGGGACGCCAGGGACGCCAGGGACGCCAGGGCCGCCAGGGCCGCCAGGGCCGCCTGGGCAGCCTGGGACGCCAGGGCCGCCTGGGCCGCCGCCAACATCGCTTACGCGGCCCTCGCCGAAATCGGGGGGGCGCGCTGGCTCCCGGAGCATGAACGCGGCGAACTCGTCTTCCTGCCGATGTTCGGCTTCGCCAGCGTCGAAGAACTGCTCGCATGACGCCTGCGCCGCACTCTTTGGATCGAGGGGCCTGCGGCCCCTCGATCAGCCGCCCGGAAAAGCCGCGCCGTCATCAGCGCAGCCGCAAGCCCGGCGCGCGGACGCCGGACGGCGTACTCTACTGCGGCCGCCCCGGTGATCGCGGCAATCCATTTCGCGCCGATCGCTTCGGCCACGCGCGCTCGGTGCGGCTCTATCGGCAATGGATCGAGCGTCGTCTGACGCTGGGCGATCTGGAACGCCTCGGCTTCAGCCAGTCGGAAATCAACGCGCTGGCGCAGTGGCGCAACCGGCTCGACGCCCAGCTGCCGGCCCTGCGCGGCCGCGACCTGCAATGCTGGTGTCCGCTCACCAGCGCGCACTGTCATGTCGATGTCCTGCTGGAAGTCGCCAACCGATGAGCGCCGCCTCCCTGCTCGCGCCCCCGCCCACACCGGCGCCGCGCGATTACAGCGTCGGCATCATCGTCGATAATTTCGCTGGCGGCGGCGGCGCGTCCACCGGGATCGAGCGCGCGCTGCGCCGGCAGGTCGATGTCGCGGTCAATCATGATCCCGAAGCAGTGGCGATGCACGCCGCCAACCATCCCGCGACGCGCCATCTGTGCCAGAGCGTCTGGGCGGTGGACCCGCTCGACGCGGTCAGCGCCGCCAATGACGATGGCGACGTGCGCCCCCGCCCTGTCCGCCTCGCCTGGTTCTCGCCCGACTGCAAGCATTTCAGCAAGGCGAAAGGCGGCAAGCCGGTCGAAAAGAACATCCGCGATCTCGCCTGGGTGGTGCATCACTGGGTGGATCGGCTCGGACCCGCCCTGCGCCCCGCGATCATCATGCTCGAAAATGTCGAGGAATTCCGCACATGGGGGCCGCTGGCGGAGGATGGCCGCCCCTGCCCGAAGGCCAAGGGCAAGACCTTCGACCTGTGGGTGGCGAAGCTCCGCCGCGCCGGCTATCGCGTCCAGTGGCGCGAGCTGCGCGCCTGCGATTATGGCGCGCCCACCAGCCGCAAGCGGCTGTTCCTGATCGCCCGCTGCGACGGCCAGACGATCGTCTGGCCGAAGCCGACGCACGGGAAGCCCGACGCGGCGGCCGTGGTCACGGGCCAGCTGTCGCCCTGGCGCACGGCGGCGGACATCATCGACTGGAGCATCGCCTGCCCCTCGATCTTCGAGCGCGCAAGGCCGCTGAAGGACGCCACCTGTCGCCGCATCGCGGCCGGCATCATGCGCTACGTCATCAACGCGGCCCTGCCGTTCATAGTGCCGATCACGCACAGTGTCGGCGTCCGCGTCCACCCGATCGAGGATCCTCTGCGCACCATCACCACGGCGGCGCGCGGCGAACTGTCGCTGATCGTCCCGCACGTCATGACCATGCGCAACAGCGGGAAGCCCTACACCGCCGCGAACGAACCGACCCACACCGTCACCGCCGGCGGCGCGCATCAATTCCTCGTCGCCGCCTTCATGGCGCAGCACAACACAATGCCCAAGGGCGGTCTGCATGCCGGCCATCCGGTGACCGCGCCGGTTTCGACCATCACCGGCCGGGGAACCCAGCAGCAGATCGTCGCCAGCCACATCGTCAAGCTGCGCGGCACGTCGCGGGACGGTCAGCCGGTCGATGCGCCGCTGCACACGATCAGCACCGGCGGCCTGCACCACGCCGAAGTCCGCGCCTTCCTCGTCAAATATTATGGCAATGAACAGGATGGCCACGGTCTCACCGGGCCGCTGGGCGCGGTCACGACGAAGGACCGCTTCGGCTTGGTCATCGTCACGATCGCGGGCGAGGATTACGCGCTGGTCGATATCGGCATGCGCATGCTGACGCCGCGCGAACTGTTCGCCGCGCAGGGCTTCCCGCCCGAATACATCATCGACTTCGATTTCAACGGCAAGCCGCTGACCAAGACGGCGCAGGTTCGCATGTGCGGCAACAGCGTCAGCCCGATGATGTCCGAAGCGCTGGCCCGCGCGAACGTGGCGAATGACGATGACGAGAGGATGGCGGCATGATTTCTCCAGACCCAATATGGCGCGCCGCCCTGGCTCCAGAATGCTGCCTGGAAAATGGCACCCAGCCAGACTGCGCCTGTCCGCATGAGCATTGGCATGTCGGGGCGGCTGCAAACTGCTGCCTTGACGTTCATTTCGAAGAGGACGGGTCGGCTCACATCTGGTTTGACTGGGGCGATGCGGAACGCGAAATCACGGTGCAGGGCATCGCAGAAATCAATGAAGCACGCGCCATCGCATTCGGTTGGCTGTCCGGCTTTGTTCACCCTACCGCAGTGAAATGCGCGTGACCCGCCTCACGCACGCCCAGCTGCGCGCGCAGGGCCGCGCCGCCGAACGCGCCGACGTGCTGGCGGCGCTCGCGACCATCCGCGCCGGTCTGCCGGAGATGATCCGCGCCGGAAAGCTCGACGCGGACGGCGCATCCATCCTCGATCGCCGCCTCGACACGCTGGCCGAACAGATCGCGGGCGGCCTGCACGAGCGCGAAGGCGGCGCGCCATGACGGCTGCGCTGCGCCCTTCCGACGTGGCCGCCATCGCGGCGGAGGCGGACGCCGCCCTCGCCCGCCGCGCGGAGCGCTACCCCGAACTGGTGGCGCAGGGCCGCCTGCCCGCCGATCAGGCGGCGCTCGAACAGCGCGTCTGGCGCGCCATCGCGGCCGACTGGAGCTGGGCCGCCGGCCAGCCGCGCCGCGCGTTCGAGGATGCCGGGCTTGACGAAAAGCGCGCAGCCGTGGCGGACAGCATCCGCCGCTTCGACCGGCAACTGGCCGCTGCGATCACTGCTGCGCCTGCCGATGTCCGCCGTGACTGCACCGAAGGCCGCGACCTCACCGAACTGGCGCAGCTGCACGGCGACGCCGTCGCGCCGATCCTCGCGATCCATGCCCAGCGCGAACTGGTCACGGCGATGCGCGCCATGTACGTGCTGCACCACCCGTTCCGCGAATTCGCCCGCCTGCGCGCCCGCGCGCTCGCGGCCGGAGGGCCGCCGCAAAGGAGCGCGGCGTGAACGCGCACGCCCCGAAGGCGTATCGCCCCGGCAAGGTCGCGATCCGGCACGCAAAGGCGCTCGCGGCAGAGCTGGGTATCGACCCCGCCGGACTTGAGATATGTCCGGACGGAACAATCCGCATTTTCGACCGGCGCACGATGCCGGAGCCGCCAAAGGACGAGTTCGAAGAATGGCTGCAATCGGGAAAACTGTAGTAGAGCGCGTCCACATCGTCACAGCGCGGCGCGATGGCAAACCTCCGCGATATTATATCTACGCCTGGCGCGGCGGACCATGCATCCGCACGGTGGTCGGCGGCGAAAAGCCCGCCATCACGCAAGAGGATATGAAGGCTATCGCCGCCGCGCTCGACGCCGCGAAGCCGGCGCCGAAGGACACGATCGAGGGCCTGGCATGGTCCTACCGCGTCAGCCCGGAATGGAAGGCGCTGGAGCCGTCAACGCGCGACACCTGGGGCCGCGCGTTGGACAAGATCGAACGTCGATGGGGATCCGTGCCGCTTCGCCTCTGGAGCGATCCGCGCATGGTGACGCAGGTCGTGAAATGGCGCGACGAAATGGCCGCCATCCCGCGCGCGGCCGACATCGCCATCGCCCAGCTTGGTCGCCTGCTCGAATTCGCCCGCCTGCGCGCGCTGGTGACGGTCAACATAGCTGCCGGCATTCCCACCTTGTATCGGGGCGCGCAGCGCGCGGAAATCATCTGGACGGCGGAGGATTTTGCGACATGGAACAGCCATGCGAAGGTGACGCAGTCGCTTCGCGACGTCGCCGCCTTGGCCGCTGAAACCGGGCTACGCCGCGCCGATCTGATCGGGCTGACCTGGGATGAGATCGGCGCGGCATCAATCACCCGGATCGCACGCAAGAAGAGCCGGGGTAAGCGCCGCCGTGTCGTCATGCCGCTCATCCCCAGCATCAAAACTCTACTGGATGACCTGCGCAGCAGGCCGCGCAAGGAAGGGGTGGAGACGGTTCTGGTGACGAGCCACGGCACCAGCTGGTCGGGCAACGGCCTGTCCGGATCGTTCGGCAAGGCAGTGCGCGAAGCGAATATCCAGCACACGGACTCTGACGGTCAAACCCGCGCCAAGCATCTGCACGACATTCGCGGCACCTTCGCGACGAAGCTGATGACCGCGCCGGGCCTCAACCTGACAGACGAGGAAATCGCCCGCGTCATGGGCTGGACACCGGAACAGGTCGGCGAAATCCGCACGCACTATGTTGACGACGCCGCCGTTATCGTGGCACTGGGCGAACGCTTGGCGAGGGCAACTGTAAAACGCCCTGTAAAACGCTAGGCTCTGGCGGCTCTAAGTCGTTGAAATGCGGGTATAGCTCAATGGTAGAGCACTAGCCTTCCAAGCTTGTGATGCGGGTTCGATCCCCGCTACCCGCTCCATCCCCCACCGACAGTCGCCTCGCACCATGCCTGCTGGCACACGCATATCGCCGTTCATTGCTAATGAGTTTGACTCGCAATTAATCGATAGTTACGGGCGCGCCATGTTTCAGCAACAAACGGGGTTCCCCATGCGCGCCTCCTTCCGGCACATACTGCTCATCGGCACTGGCCTGGCCGGCGCAATACACGCCGTCCCTTCTCTCGCCGCAGAAGCCGAACCGGCCGACAGCGACAACATCATCGTCACCGCCGCCAACCAGCCGTCCAGTTCCGCCACCGCGCTGTCGCTGACGCTGCGCCAGACGCCACAGTCGGTGACGATCATCAATCGCGATCGGATCGATGATTTTGCGATCACCAACATCAACGACCTGCTGGACCAGGTGGTCGGCATCAATGTCGAGCGGGTCGAGACCGACCGCACCTATTTCAGTTCGCGCGGCTTCGACGTGTCCAATTTCCAGGTCGATGGCGTGGGCCTGCCGCTGGCCTGGGGCATCCAGTTCGGCGACCTCGACACCGCCCTGTTCGAGACGATCGAGACGGTGCGCGGCGCGAACGCGATCATGACCGGCATCGGCAACCCGTCCGCGACGATCAACTATGTGCGCAAGCGGCCGGGCGACGAGTTGAAGATCAAGGCGTCCGGCGTCGTCGGCACGCGCGACCTGTGGCGCGGCGAGGCGGACGTGAACGTGCCGATCAGCGATACCGTGTCCGCCCGGCTGATCCACGCGCATCAGGAAAATGACGGCTATCTCGACTATAACAAGGTCAATCGCGACGTCTATGGCGCGATCCTGCGCTGGCAGCCGACGCCGCAACTGCGTGCGACGATCGGCTATACGCGGCAGGAAAATGACGCCGACGGCGTGCTGTGGGGCGCGGTGCCTCTGGTCTATACCGATGGCACGCTGATCGATTTCCCGCGTTCGGTTTCGACATCGGCGGACTGGACCTTCTGGAACACGAAGGACCAGAGCACCTTCGGCGAGATCGCCTATACGTTCGACAACCAGTGGTCGGTGACGGGCATGTTCACCTGGCGCCGGTTCGAGGAATATTCCAAGCTCCTCTACGCCTATGGCTATGCCGACCGCGAGACCGGCGAGGGCGTCT